GGAATATCTATTGGCCCTGTTGTCAAGAAAGGTGACATGTTTTGGCACTTTATTCCCACCGTCAAAGGACACTCCGGTGCTCCCGTATTAACCGTTGACGGCAAGTTCCTTGGTATACATAAAGGAACTTGTGGGCTTGCTAATATTGGTGTTGGTGTTGAGAAATTTATACCCAGAACTATACTGCAAAATGAAGGTAACGTTACTCTTGATTTTAGCTACCTTGAACCTGACACTATGCCTAAATTAGTTAATCCAACTCCTGAGATAATTACAGCAGCTGCTGAGCTGGAAAATAAATATTATGGTCCTGACTTTGAACACATTGCTTATGTTAAGTATAAAAATAACCCGTATGATAAGCTTCAAGTCGATAAACTTACTCAAGATTTGGTTGAAAAAAGTGGCTTAAAGTTGCCTGGTCTTTCTGATGCCATTCATTCTATTGCTACACCAACTATAGATTCTATTAATAAAGACTTTGCTAAGTACACTAGAAAACTTGACACAAACATTGATTCGGCTGCTTTTAATAAATCTGCTGAATTTTTTGAACTCTGGATTAAAAGCACTTTCCCTGCAGGTTTCAAAACTATGGAACCAGATGAAATCCTTGAATTTATTAAAGCAAAATCTTCTACAGGTTTTCCAGAGAAACAGAAGTTTTTTTCGAAAGGTGATTACTTAAAACAAAGATACCACACAATACTTAAGTTTATGGAGATGATTCGCAAAGGTGAGGATCCCTCTGGTTTCTTTGATCAGGTTGGTAAAGAAGAAATACGACTCATCGAGAAACTTATGCAAACTAAAATTCGTTCTATTAATTCTTCATCTGTTCATACATTATTTGCTGAGAGCTATTTATTTCGAGACTTTGTTGACCAGTTGGCGTCATTACCATTTTTTGTTACTGGGACGACCGCTGGTTGGTCTCCTTATTATGGTTCTTGGCATGAATTATGGAGTTATTTGTCAAAAGACGGTTTGTATAAAATTATCTCTGGTTTAGATTTTGAAAAGTGGGATTCTTCCATAATTGCTGCTATTCTCGCTGTCATTTTCTACTGCATTATTAAGAATATTCGCGATCCTGATTGCGCTGAGGTTGAACAATTCTGGAACTGGTATCGCAAGAATGTCTTGATTGAAGCAATTTGCATCG